GGAATTGTCTGCTCAGAAGTCTGAGTGGTTACACCGAGAAACTAAGGAAAGCATAGCTTATCCTTGGGAAGGTCTCAACAAGAAACTATTTGGTATGCGTAAAGGTGAGTTAGTAACTCTGACAGGTGGCACAGGACTAGGTAAGTCTAGTGTGACTCGTGAGCTTGAACACTGGCTGATTAAAAATACTGAAGACAACGTAGGTATTGTTGCTCTTGAAGAGAACTGGCTACGAACTGCTGATGGTATTATATCTATCGAAGCTAATGATAGAGTGTATCTTAACGAAAGACGAGAACAGTATAGTGAAGAACAACTAACTAATCTGTTTGATAAAGTCATACCCAAAGGTCGTGTGTTTATTCATGCCCATCTTGGGGTCACAGAGATTGATGAAGTATTTTCTAAGCTACGATATATTATTGTAGGTTGTGAATGTAAGTGGGTCGTTGTAGATCATCTACATATGCTAGTCAATGTTATGGGTGAAGGTGATGAACGTAGAGGTATTGATTCACTGATGAATAAATTACGTAGTCTGGTAGAAGAGACTGGTGTAGGTATGATACTTGTATCTCACTTACGTAGGGCATCCGGTGATAAAGGACATGAGCAGGGTATCGAAGTATCCCTGTCACACCTCAAAGGTTCAGCAGGAATAGCACAACTATCTGATTGTGTGATTGCACTAGAACGTAATCAACAAGCAGAGAATCAAGACGAAGCTAACACTACGAAGGTACGTGTACTTAAATCAAGATACACTGGTGATACTGGACTAGCCTGTAGCTTACGTTACAATAACGAAACTGGTAGACTCTTTGAGTTATCAGAGGAGGAAACATTTGACAACACAGAATTCTAAAATTATATTTGACATAGAGTGTGATGGTCTCAAACCAACGAAGCTACATTGTATTGTAGCCAAAGAAGTTGGTGGTGAGGTATATGAGTTTACACCCGACAGACTAGCAGAAGGCATAGAGTTTCTGAGTAATGCCGATACACTAATAGGACACAACATCTTAAGATTTGATTTAGATGTTATTAAGAAACTAACTGGTGTAGATTTATATCACAAGAACATTGAAGATACTCTTGTTATGTCTAGATTATTTAAACCCATCCGAGAAAACGGGCACAGTTTAAAGACATGGGGTTATCGTGTCAACTTTGCAAAACAAGAACAACCTTTAGACTTTGATGAGTATACACCACAAATGCTAGAGTATTGTGTCAACGATGTTAAACTAAATGAATTAGTTTACTATACATTACTCAATGAACAAGTAGGGTTTAGTCAACAATCAATTGATCTTGAACACAGAGTTGCTCGGATAATGTCTGATCAAGAAAACAATGGGTTCAAGTTTGACGAACGACAGGCTACAACTTTACTGGCTGAACTTAAAACTAAGATGAATGAAATAGTCGAGGAAGTACAACGAACATTTAAACCTAGGATGGTTGATGTAAAATTAGTTGTACCTAAGTTCAAGAAAGATGGTGAGTTATCTAAGTCAGGATTACGACCTGAAGAATATGATAACTGTATAGCTACAAAAAACTACAAACCATTCATGCGACAAGAACTTAAAGAGTTTAACTTAGGTAGTCGTAAACAGATTGGTGAGTATCTTGTTGAGGTAGGTTGGAAACCAAAACGTTTTACACCTACAGGTCAGCCGATTGTAGACGAGGGTACACTTAAAAAAATTACCCACATACATGAAGCCAAATTAATTGCAGACTTCCTGCTGTATCAAAAGCGTATTGCTCAGATACAATCATGGTTGGATGCACTAGAAGATGATGGTAGGGTACATGGCTCAGTAATTCCGAACGGAACTATTACTGGTCGTATGTCTCACAATCATCCAAACATGGCTCAGATACCAGCAGTATACAGTCCTTTTGGTAAAGAGTGTAGAGCTTGTTGGACTGTAGACGAAGGTAATGTTCTACTCGGGGTTGATGCTTCAGGGTTAGAACTTAGAATGTTAGCACACTATATGAACGATAAGGAGTATATACATGAGGTGGTCAACGGAGACATACACACAACTAATCAAAAACTTGCAGGGCTTGAATCAAGAGATACAGCAAAGACTTTCATCTATGCCCTCGTATACGGAGCAGGAGATGAAAAGATTGGGAGTGTGGTTGGAGGATCAAGAAAGCAAGGTAAAGAACTTAAGCAACGCTTTCTCGATAATCTCCCCACATTTAAAACTCTTAAGGACAAAGTACAAGGAGCTGCAAAACGAGGATACTTAATGGGTATAGATGGTCGTAAGATTTATATACGACACGAACATGCTGCATTAAATAGTTTACTACAGGGTGGTGGTGCTATTGTAATGAAGAAAGCATTAGAGATACTTGAAGCAAGACTTAAGATAACTGGTGTACCACATAAGTTTGTAGCTAACATTCATGACGAATGGCAGATTGAAGTACCAGAATGTAATGCTAACAAGGTAGGACAACTGGCAGTAGATAGCTTGAAACAAGCAGGAGAACATTTTAATATGAGATGTCCTCTTGATGGTGAATATAAAATAGGAGGAGATTGGAGTGAAACACACTAATAAATTTTGTACTTTATGTAACACAAACAAACCTGTGGAAGATTGGTATAATGACAAATCAAAAATAGATGGGTTAGATGTTGTCTGTAAAGTATGTAGGAAACAACAAAATAAAACAACAAATCCTAAACACAATCCAAAAAGAATGTTTGTTAATGGTAAGTACATACCAAAGTCACACCCACTTTACAAGCCCGGTAACTATAAAACTTTTGAGTCGGCTGCTTTTCAGTCACTATCTAAGTATGCAACAAGTAAAGAGGGTCAAGTATATATTATTACAAATCCTGCTTGGGAAGGGTGGATTAAAGTTGGTATGGCTATTGATGCAAACGATAGGTGTAATGGTTATCAAACTTCATCTCCAATGAGAGATTATAAATTACAATATAAAAAAGATTTTAACGATAGAAGAACTGCTGAAGCACAAGCACATAAATTATGTGGTAAAAAAGCTTTACAACAAAACGGTGAATGGTTTAAACTATCTATTAAAAAAGCTATCAAATTAATTGAAAGCATAACAGAGGAACAAAATGAAAGAGAAACAGCTTGACAACTTGGTGAAGGACAACTATAATAAGTTTAAGTCTGAATCAGGACACTGGTATACCCAAGAGGGTGAGCCTATGTATACTATCATAGGTGCTAATGGTAAAGAAAGAAACACTACACTCAGAGATGCTAAGTCTTTAGGGTTAGTTCCATCTGTGACAACCATCATGGGTATTATAGCCAAGCCATCTTTAGAGACTTGGAAACAAAAACAATTACTTAATTCTTTCCTTACTTTAGAACAAGGCGAGGACGAAACGATTGAGTCTTTTTATTACAGATGTCAAACAGATTCTAAACAGATAGGTATTCAAGCTGCCCAGCAAGGGACAAAGATACATGGTATGATTGAAAAAGGATTTCTAGGTAAGTCTAAAAGCAAACCTTACAAAGCAATCAAAAAGTATTTAGATGAAACTTTTCCTAACGAAGAGTGGATAGCAGAAGATTCTTTCTGTGCTGATGCAGGTTATGGTGGTAAAATAGACTTGTATTCTAAGTCAGGAATATTTGTAGACTTTAAAACAAAAGATAATCTAAAAGGTAAAGACCCAGCTAAGTTGGTGTTTGATGAACATGGAATGCAGTTGTCAGCATATGCTCAAGGCTGTGGCTTTGATGATGTTGAACGAGTATCTATATTTGTAGACAGAAAAGATACAGGTCTTATACTTCCGTTTGTTTGGGACAGAGAATCACAAAGTAAACACTTAGGAATGTTTAATGCTATGCTAACTTACTGGAAGTTAGTCAAAAACTATGACTCGTCTAGACTTGTATTATAATGGTAGGATTTAGAAAACCTCGTAAACCAAGACCTAAAAAAACAGGTGTACCTAAAGGCTACGATAGTTTATGGGAAGTTAAACTACATGAGACAGTTCTTAAAGATTGGGAACATCATTGGGAACTGTATGATTACATTGTTAAACATAAATATGAGCCAGACTTTGTTAAAGTAATTGATGGT